TGAAAAAGATCGCCAAACATTACCACTTGTACACCGCCAAATGGTTCATCGCTTTCGTAAACCCACCTTAGTTTGCGATCAATGGTGTCCAGAATATCTGGGCGTACCATGCTTATTTCATCAATAATCAGCAATTCCATTTTGAGCAATAGTTCTACCTTATATTCTGAAAATTTGTTTTCCAGTCGGTCGTAAGGTGTAATGGGTCCAAAAGGAATGCCAAATAGACTATGCAATGTAACGCCCCCTGCATTAATCGCTGCTATGCCTGTTGGGGCAGCTACAATGCAATTCTTCCCGGATTTTTCAATTAGATATTTTAGAAATGTAGTCTTTCCAGAACCGGCTTTACCTGTTACGAATACATTATTCTCATCATCCTGAATGAGATTCATTATTTTTTGCATCTCTTCTGTCAAAATCATATCTTCCATACCTTTTTATTTTTCGATTTTTACATATAAATTGCAATGACAAACATCATGTTCTCTATACGAGCTGCACGGACATCGTTTGTCTTTGGAGTCATTGTGGCATGGACACTCGCCATTATTGGCTTCACATCTTTTGAGGATGGCATTAACTACCTTGTCATTGGGATTTAAATCCCATCCCACTTTTCTTAAAATTGGAATCATAATCAAATTTCGTTTAGAGTAAATAAAAGATCTCGATTATCAAATTGAATATCATCGTCAGTTTGCAATTCATCTGCATATACTACAATAGGATCATCCATTCCGGCACGTTTCACAAGTAACTGTGCGTCTTTGTCTATTTTATAAGTTTTATGATTTTCTAATGTAACTTCGATATATTGATTGGAATCTACGTCATCTCCAATAATGGTCACATCTGAAGGGTATAGTCCTGCACGTTCTGGAAGAAGGAAGCGTTCAAATAACAAATCGTATTTTATTGGATCTATAAGTGTTATTCCCAATAGGTATAAAACTAGACACCCTCCAGCAGAACCACGTCCGCATCCCACTAATATTCCATTTTTGCGTGCCCAATTAACAGTATCATATTGTACGAGCATGTAATCTACATTATTGGTTGATTCTAATACGTAAATCTCATGATCCAATTGTTTGCGATATATGTCTTCTTTATCTTTTGGAACCAATTTATTAAACCCGTCTTCCAGCAAGTCCAAAAACATTTCATGCCGGTTGGCGTATTTTGATTTTTCATTGTCGGCCATGTCATATTGAGGCATAAAGTTGCGTTCAATCTCATATCTTGCTTCTGCTCCTTTAGCAATCTTGACAGTATTTTCACATGCCCAATTGAATATATCCTCTATGTCCCATTTGTGTTCATCAAACAAGCCAGACATAGTGTTCCAATGTTCATCCAGATCTTTAAAATATTGGTCATCACTTTGTTCATGCGCCGCTCCTTCAGCAATTTTGTTAAGGATGATTTTGTTTTTTGCATCATCTTTGTCCAAATAATAGCAGTCACAAATTAATACTGGAGGAAGATCGCCTGTATCATATATGTAGTCAAAGTAACATTTTGTGGCATCTAGTACTTTAATATCAATACGTTCAGCTTTGAATTCCGATAAATCTAATTGATAAAAGCAATCGTCAAAACTATCGAAAAAACGGTCAAGATTATTACCTATTTCTTTCAACCAAAATGACGCATA